GTATTGTTTGTTTCATCACATACAACTGCAAAGTCTGTTACACCTCTAGTTTGTAAAACGCCTGCTAAGAATCCGTCAAATGTTGCTTTTGCATTTGTTCTTGTGCTTGTATCATTTGGTTCAAACAAGTAAGGACGAGCAATAACTGCAAAACGTTCTCTTAGGTATGCTGTTAAACGAGCAACATTAACACGGTCTAGTGCTGAAGCACTTGCATGTAAAGTTTTCTGTCCAAATACAACCACGCCCTCTGCTGGAAATCTAGCAATTGGGTTTAGTTTGTTTTGATACATTGTATCTCTGTTGCCTTGTGTAAGTGATACACCTACATATTCGTTTTCTCCATTTAAGTAACCAACACCTGATGCGTTTTGTACTACACCACGTGTTAAGCCTGCTGGTGCAAACCATTGAAAGCTCACGTTATCACTGTATGCATATGTATATAATGCCATGTGTGATGCTGGAGCAACAACTGCTGAACCATCTGCTGGGTTAGTAGTTAATGCGTGTGGATAGTAAACTGCTGAATAAGTATTCTTTGTTACTAGTCCTTTTTCACCGTTAGCTGAAGCGCCTGAGCCTTGTACCCAAGTTACTGCTTCTGTTGGTGTTAAGCGGAATGGTGCGTCAATAATAACAAAACCTGTTTCGTTACGATCGCTGTTTAATGAAATCATTTCATCTGCTAGTTCAGGATAACCTGGTGCTGCAATTAAGCTAAATGCTGCTGTTTCTGCACGTAGTTCTGAAGCTGCTGCTGATGCTTGCATTGCTGCAACTACAACTGCTCTTTGAGCGTGTCTACCAAATGAACCTGATCCATCTGCTTGGTTTCCTGCGTGGTTACGCCATTTCCAAGTTGTTGTTAATGATGTATCGTACTTACGTACTGTACCACCCGAACGACACATGTTAATACCTGTTGTTCCTACTGGGTGTAGTAATGGATTAGCTGCGCCTGTAATCAATGTAGCTTCAAATGCGCCTGCTGCTGTGTCATTAGCTGTAATATCGCTAAACACAACGCCTGCTGATGATGATTGATCTGCATTGTCTTTTTTAACCCATGCACTACCGCTTGAACGGTAAATTACTGGATATCCTGCTGCATCAGTATCAATCCAATAGTCGCCTGCTGAACCTACTGCTGGTGCTGCTGTTGCATATGCAACATTAGTTGCACGTTTCCATTTTTGTGTTCCACCATCGCTTGCAACTTCATAAATTGCTAATTCGTTAATGTCACCATCATGCCATACAGTACCATTTACTGGTGTTCCTGTAGGTTGTGCTGTTTGTGCTGTAACTGCAATGTTAGCCCATGCACTTGATACATATGCTTTAACTACAAGTTTCTCAGTGTCTAAGTCTAACCAAAGATCACCTTCTTGTAGTGTACGTGCAATTGCTGCTGAACCATTTTGGTTAATGTCACTTGTAGTTCCGTCTGGTGCACTATTATCTGCATAATGTACCGGTTGTGATACAAATGCTGCTGCTGCAGTTGTGTATTTAGATATAGCTAATTTAAAGCCGCCACTTGGTGAAGTAGTTTTAACCCATAAGTCGCCAACACTTGGTGAACTTGGTTCACTATAGTGTGGAGCAAATGTTGCACCTGTTGCAATCCATGCGCCTGCGCCTGGTGTTGAATGTGCTTTCCAATATTGAACTTCTGTTGAACCTACTGCTGCATCAATTGATACTAAAGTAGCGCCTGCTACTGAAACAGCAGATGGTGCTGAACCGTCTGTTAGTTCTACATTTGGTGTAACTGCTTCCCAACCATTAGCTGCATATTTAAATAAGCCAAAGTTAGATTTGCTTGGGTCAACCCAATATGTTCCATTTGCTGCAGGACCTGTTGGTGCTGTGCTTTGTGGACGTAATGTTGTTAGATCTACGTCTGCACGTACAATGTACGCTGCTGAACTTTGACCTAAAAATGAGTATGCTGCTAACAAACCATATTCGTTTGTTTCGTCGCCTTGTTGAACTGTACCACTTACTTTACGGAAATCTACATTACCGAAGTTTTGTGTTAGTTCACGTTGTGATGTTACTAGAACTGGTTTTCCAGCTTTAGCTTTAGCAGTCTGTGCTGCTGTTGATGTTGTACCAGTTGGGTCAACTTTATCTTGGCCAGTTGCAATGAATAACATTGGTACTGTGCCTGTTCCAGTTGGGCCGTAAACTGATTCGTCTGTTATTGTTACCTGTACTCCAGGTGAAACAAGATTTGCCATGATTTAGCTCCTTTAATATTAGTACGTAGAATCGTGTCTACATGTATTTATCGAAGGTGCTTTAAAAAGGGGTGGTTACAGAGTTAAGTATATAGTTTATGATAAGTTTTAGTTAACTTATTGTATCTATTATTGGAAAGTTTGGACTGTTATGTTCATGTAAATGACCTTCACGATATGGAGACCAAGCATAGTGTTGGTCGTCAGTTCCGTGTCCTACTCCTAATGCAAATTTAAATGATTTATGATTAACTGGATCAATATCCCACTTTAGTAACCATTGATTCCATAGTTTATCTAATACTGGGCCACATCTAGTAAATCCAGTTTTTAATCCTAATGTAGTTGCTCTTGCTGCACATAGTCCTGCACTAAAACCTACATGAAAATCAGGAGCAACCATACTAACAGATGCAGTATACACATAACATACATATCCAAGCATCTGTGGTTGGAATACTATGTCTTCTGTTTTCATTGCAACAACATTCTCTACATTTGTTGTTGCTAATAGTTTGCTTAAATCTAGCATAGTTTCTAGATTAGTAATTTTTATTATGTTATAGCTGTGTTCACCACATTGTGTTGGTGCTTTTCCAACCCATTCATCTATGATAGACATTTGTTCTGGATCTATAGTTTTATCTCTATCAAAATTTCGTTGACAACTTGCTACTTCTCTGAGCATTTCGTCATTATAATAATTATTGCGTGGGGTGGTCATGTGTATCTCCTATTGTATGTTATATTTATTACAATAAAAATTTTAAAGTTTGTGTACGTAAATCTTCTAGTGTGCCTACATTGTTAATTTGCTTTTCAAAATCCCAACCAGCCCAACTCCATTCACTTGTATGAATATTTGGATATTGTGTTTCCATAAGATCTGGTTGATGTTCAATATTTGCTTTACAAGCAGATCCCCACCATTCAGGTTCAGTATCACGCCATACAACGGCAGTTGTTCCGCCTAGGCGTCTAATAACATTTAGTTCATTAAAGAATCTACAATCGCTAATAACAACATTCTTATCTGTCATTGCAATTTGTCTTTCACATGCTGCTACCCAAATATCTGGATGAAAATGCTTACGCATAACATCTGTACCTACTTGTTGTAGTGCTAATCTAGGCGTAAAGTTTGGAATGCTTAAACGGGTTGCCCACCATTCGTCAACAGTTTCTCGCCACACTCTACTTTCTGGAGTGTTTCCTTCTAGTAGTATTCTATCCCATTGAAATATATTAGCACAAGCATCCTTTAGTACACCTGCAAAACTAATACGATGGAACCCTTCTTCAATTAAGAATCCAGCGGCTGTATCTTTGCCGTGGCCAATTAGCCCACATATTCCTACTACTTTTTTCACACTTATCTCCTATGTCTTGTATACATTATAATAGAATTTTATAAATTTGTCAAGTAATATAATTTGCAACAAACATATTGCAACCAGGAACAATTTTAGGTTCTTTGTTAAACTTTTCTGCCCAATCAAATAATGCGTTTCTTACTTCTTGCCAATGAATATCATCACCGCACAACACTGGAGTATCTTTAAAGAATTCAAGTTGGTCATATACTTCATTGTAATCGTGATCAGCATCTAAGTACACACCATCAAATTGTATGTTACGTAATTGTTGTTTAGCATCTTGAAATGAAGTTGGTATAATATTTTTTACAATATTATAATTAGGATGTTGTGATATTAATTCTGTTAAAATATCTTGTTGAGTTTTGTTACTAGAATATGAACTATTTAAATAGTTATTTACTTCTGCTGTATATGGCATTAAATAATCCAACTGCTCTTGCTCGAGTGTTGGATAGTGCAAGGTAAACAAATCTACTATGTAGTATTCAGTAGTTGGTGGAAGTACATCAAGCCAGCCCCATGTACTACGTCCCCATCCACAGCCAATTTCTAAAAACTTAGGATGACTTGGTAGTTGATCAGATATTTTTTGATAATACTTATGCTGTAATGGATCTACCCATCCTGGAACGTCAGATGCATTAATGCACTGATAAGTTGACATTAATTCTTATCCAATAACAAAACCTAGACCTGATTGTCCATCATTATATAATGTTAACTCAGTTTCTAGTTTGTCAATTTCTGATTGTGCATCTGTACGTAATTGATCAGCGTTCATTGTAGTTCCACCTTGTGGTCCTGCAATCTGTGTAAACTTACCACGTGCTTCTGATATCATAAGTTTTGCATGACATAATGCGTAGTCTTTAAGCCAAGGACCAGCGTACTGATCGCTTATTAAGCCGTCATCAGTTCTATAGTTGTAACACCATAGCACACAATTATCTGGTGCTTTGATTTTTCTATGTAGAATAAGTTTTTTATCTTGATGTCGCCAAGTAAACATAAGCTCTGCTCCAAATAAGCGGCCCATTGTTTCTCTGCTTTGTTGTAGGAAGTCATACTGTGCTAAACTACCCTTACGTGAAGAACCAAGTAAGTACGTTTGCATGTATGCTGATTGGAAAGGTTCAAAGTCGTTACCAGAATTTGCACTTACACCTGTTGTACGTCTAAATATATCACGTACTTCAATTACTTCGTTTGGTAAAGTGTATTCGCTTTGATCCATAAGTAGTTCCAATACAATAAAACTTTCTTCTACTGCATTTGAACTGCGCTGTCTATACTTTTCGAGACTTTTTTTAATGGCTAGTTCGTAATGTTCTGGATCAAGTTCAACATCAACCATTCCTCCGCCTAAACGAAGTTCAATTTCTTTTTGTAATTTAGCTTTTTCACTCATGAATAAATTCTCCTGGTATGCTTTTATCCTACTATGTATTTATCAGTAAGTCTCCAGAAAGTTCCACTAATGTAGTTGCATACTTTATATCTGCGTCAGATATTGTTTTTAATTTGTTAATATCAGGAATTGTGTCATTTGCAAGCATTTCTAAAAATTCATAATTAGATTCATCTGGATTTAAGTAAGCTATATCCAATTGATCCATACTTACATGCTTTAATTCATTAACAATATTTCCCAAAAATGGATCTCTAATATCAAAGAACTGATACTTTGCTGTTTCAAATATAAAAAACTTTCTAAATACATAATCATCTTTTATAAATGCACTTAAATGTGGGAAGCGTCTAATAGTTTTTATGCTTTTGTCTCCAAACATTGTACCAGAAAATACATATATAATTTTCCACACACCCATTTTTGTAAGTTCAGATACTGCTATATCAAAATCTTCTCTATCTTCAAACAGTACGATATTACTGAATCCTTGCTTTTGTGCTGATGCAAGTGTTAGTAATCCTAGTTGTTGATCTAATGACATATTACGTGATGGAGTTTCTGTGTTCTTACAATCTACAATGATAGCAAATTTATCTTCATCGTTCTTATTGAAGATTTCATACGGACTAATAAACATATTTAGAATACCGCCAGTATTATTGTTTCATCATTAAACCTACCATTAAGTTTTGTTTCAGTTGTTTTTAATGTTTGAAACAACTTCTCTGTTTTTGACTTTGTAGTTTTTTTAATTATTGGCAAAAACTCATCAGTCTTACGTACTGTGCGTTGTACACTTTTTTCTTCATTATAACCTTGTAGCGTTGTTCCTTTTACAC